AAATAGTAACGTTTATTTTCAGGTAATTTAGTTCTTTTGCTTAAAAACTCAAGGTATTTCTTAGATAGTTTATATTGCTCTGGTTTTTTGGATTTTAATACTTCTAACCGAACTTTCATAATCATTCCAACTTGCCAAATGCGTTTATGTGTATATTGTTTGGTTTTATATAATCGTTCTAATTTATGTATAGTATTTTGAACATCTTGAGTTGTCGTATATTTAATATTAATAGTATCTTTTGGATTTTTATCAATATAAACATCAAATGATTTTTTGGGATTATTTGGGTTATAAAGAAACTGTTTTTTAGAATAAAATTTACGAGTTTTATTATTGTGGTGTCCTGGGGCGATAGACTTACGTGTTTTCATAATATAATTAAATATTATTTAAGAATGGCAACCTCTTTGGCAACATTGGATATGATTTTATTAATATTTTTGCGTTGTTCTTCTTCAGTGGATCCGCTCATAGAATTCATAACCAATTTAAAATATTTATCGTTGGTTTTGGAATTTACGTCGTTATAATCAGGATTTTCTTTAATCCATTCAGGTATCATTCTCATATTTTTAGTTGCGATATGTTTAATGGCCTTTGTAATTTTGTCATTATCGATATTATCTTTTTCCCATTTATCTTGGTCCTTAATGTAGAGAATTTCGCGTTTAGAATCGCTGCAATGAATTGGTCTAGCGTGTGTGTCAAGGTTCTGTAGTCCATTTAAAAATATTCTAGAAATGCCTTCAGAATAACCTAAACGAGCAGTCTCTTCTAAATCCTTAACACTGACAACCAATGAACTAACAAAGTCACTAATATTAATAGCATCTTTGCACTCTTCGTTCAAAAACACATTTAGATTGAATTTATTGTGACTGTTTATATTGTTAGTATTATGTTGATGGTTTCCGTTTCCTCCAACCTTTGCAAGTTCAACAATTTGTTTAGTTAGTTCTTGGTTCTGTTCAACCATTTTTAAGACGAGTTCGGTAAGCTGTTGGGTATTATTATTTGCGAAAACTTCAGCAACAGTTGGTTCTTTACATTTTTTGGAATGTCTCCATAAACCGTCTCTATATTTGTATATTTTATCGCAAATGTTACATTTGAAGTCATTGGGGATTTTTTGGGGATTTTCCGTTGTCAAAACGTTGTAATTGTCGACTTTTGAATGTTTCAATGTGGATAAATGTTTTGAGAAATCTTTTTTGTTATTTGTTTTGTATTCACATTGTTCGCAATAATATTTGGGGATTTTTTGGGGATTTTCTGTTGTCATTTGTTGTATATATTGACAACAGAAAAAATCCCTAAATCCTTTTTATTAAAAAAGATGAAAAATTATCGTCACATTTATTTTCGCATTTTTTTCAGTTTTGTGAGCATTATCGTCACAAAACTCGAAAAAAAGGGTATTTCTCAAGACTTTTTTGGATTTTCCCAAAATGGACATTTATAAATGTCCAAAATCGAAAACTGAATGACTTTTATAATAAATAGTTGTTACCACAAAATATACCAAATATATTAACATACTTTTTATGACCATTTATCGTAAGAATACAAATAAACTAATTTAGAGCTATTTTCAAAGTATAAGTAGGATATATAACACTTTTTTTGAAAAAATGGAACAAATTGAAAACCAAAAAAATAATAAATACGTGCCAACAACTGCGTGTAAATGCGAATACGCCGCCTTTAATACCATAAGTAAGTTGAAGAAGAGTGCAAAACAAATAGTAAAAGAGACACACGAAGAATATTTAGATGTTATTATGAAACGGGATATAGAAAAGGATAAGTGGATCTATAATATTATCGATGGATTAGCGGAACAGGAAAACATAATGTACAGGGATGATTTTAGTATAAGTATGCCGACTTATACATGGGATGCAAAAAATGTAGAACGGTTACATATATTATGTATACCAATGGATAAACAACTTAGAACCATTAGAGAACTAACAAAAGAACATATTCCTTTATTGGAACATATGAAGAAGACAACATTAGAAAAAATAGAACAAGTATATGGTTTAAAAGAAGGTAGTCTAAAAATATATTTCCATTACGAACCATCAACATATCACCTTCACATACATTTTGTAAATATCAAGTATAAAGATGCCGGTTCATCAGTAGAATATTCTCACGATTTGGATAGTGTCATTTTTAACCTAAGTTTAGATAGCGATTATTATAGGAAAATAAAGTTAAATCGGCGTTTTGTTATTGTTTAGAATTTACAACCTCTTTTACAATTTTTGTATAGTTTTCTTTAAAAAATTGAATTAAAAATAGTTTAGTATAATGAATAATAAACAACAATGGAACACGTTTTCAAATTATTCGAATTCAATGTATATAATGATAAGAGCCTTGATAAAGACTCGGATGAAGATAGTAATGATAATAGAGCAAAAAAAGATAGTTCCCGTTTCGCAATCCAGATGTTTGGTATAAATGAAGAGGGAAAGAAGGCGTCAATTATTGTAGAAGAGTATCAGCCATTCTTTTATGTAAGGGTGGACAATAATTGGGGTCAAACAAAGAAGGTAGCATTCTATAATCATTTAAAGTCAAAAGTAGGTAAATATTACGAAGATGCAATTATTGAGTGTAAACTGATTGAACGAAAGAAATTGTATGGGTTCGATGCAGGTAAAAAGCACAGGTTTATTGAGATAAAATTCGCGAATGTAAATATTTATAATAAAGTAAAAAACTTATGGTATCACGATACAACAAGTGAAGACGGAGAAAGAGAGCGTAGATTATTGGACAATGGATATATATTTCAAAATACAAATATAGAATTATATGAGGCCAATATTCCTCCTTTATTGCGTTTCTTTCATATTCGTGAAGTAAGTCCATCAGGTTGGATAGCGATGCCTATAAAAAAAACAGTTGAAATTACAGGTTCAAACAAGACAACATCTTGTGATTACGAATATGTAGTAAATTATAAGAATATAATACCGTTAAATCATAAGGAAGACCGTGTTCCTTACAAGATAATGAGTTTTGATATTGAAGCGTCAAGTAGTCACGGTGATTTCCCAGTGCCGATAAAATCATATAAAAAGTTAGCAACAAATATAGTTGACCATTTTGTAAAATTAGGAGATATAACAGTGGAGGAATGTAAGGTAATTTTAAGAAAGATACTTAGAGCGGCTTTTGATAAAGAAAAAATGGATAATATAGATGTGGTTTATCCGAAAGAGCAATTAAAGAGCGAAGAAGACCTGCAAAAAAGAACAGAGAACTGGTTAAAAACGAAAGTGCGAGAGAGAAAAGATGATAAAAATGATGAGCATTTAATAGAGACGTTGTTTGAAAATGCGAACAAAGCAATGCAAATAAAAGATAAAGAAGATAAGGAAGAAAAGGGAGATGATGATGACGATGAAACAGATGATGAACAAGAAGAAGTAGAAGAAGAGAAGTATTTTAAGATTGGTTCTGGTTTCAACAATTATAATCAAAATTATAAAAATAAGGAATCAACAATAGTGGATATAATGTGTGACCAAAAATTCGAAAGAGAGGGTAAAATAAATGAATTAATACGGTCACTAAGAAATAATTTCCCAGCATTAGAAGGTGACAAGGTAACATTTATTGGTTCTACATTTATGAACTATGGTTCCACGGACCCATATTTAAATCATTGTATTGTATTGAATTCGTGTGATAAGATGGCAGTAGCGAATCAACAGCTAGAAACATATGAAACAGAACGAGATGTATTAGTCGCGTGGACAAGATTAGTTCAAAGAGAAAATCCCGATATAATTATCGGATATAACATATTTAGTTTCGATTATGAGTTTATGTTTAGAAGGTCGCAAGAGTTATCTTGTGTAGAGGACTTTCTAAAATTATCGAGAAACAATGATGAATTATGTGCGACAGTAGATTATAAAAATCCAGGAAAGATAGATATAGATAGAAGTTCAACAACATTGGCATCAGGAACCTATGAGCTAGCAATTATTAAGATGAATGGTAGGCTTCAAGTGGATATGTTAAATTGGTTTCGCAGGACGGAAAATTTGACGTCATATAAGTTGGACTATGTAGGGGGGCATTTTATCGGGGATGATATAAAGAAGCTCCTACATCGATGTAGGGATGAAACCGACGGTGTCGATGTGACGCGGGTTTATACGACAAATATGACTGGTTTACAGGTAGAGACATATATTCATTTTGAGGAAATAAATCACAGTAGCGATTATTACAAAGACGGCCAGAAATTCAAGGTAACGAGTGTTTGTAAAGAGGAGGGATGGTTTGAAGTGCTTGGTAAAGAAAATCCTCAAGCGAAGAAGGTTAAATGGGGTTTAGCAAAGGACGATGTGACACCTAAAGACATTTTCAGAATGACAAATGAGGGTCCTGCATCTAGAGCTATTATCGCTAAATACTGTATACAAGATTGTAACTTAGTGCATTATTTATTTAATAAGGTGGATGTAGTAACTGACCTAGTGGAAATGGCGAAATTATGTAGTATTCCTATGAGCTTCTTAATATTCAGAGGCCAAGGTATTAAGTTGACTAGTTATGTTGCGAAGAAATGTAGAGAAAAGGGGGTTCTAATGCCTTGTATAAACAAAGGTTCAAAAGACGACGGTTATGAAGGTGCTATTGTTTTAAACCCAAAATGCGGTCTTTATTTAGAGGACCCAGTTTGTGTAGGCGATTTCGCATCATTATATCCGAGTTCAATGTTGTCTGAGAATTTGTGTCCTAGTAGCAAAGTTTGGACGAAGATTTACGATTTGGCAGGCAATCTCGTTTTAGAAACTGGAGAAAAAGATGCTGATGGTAACTATATTTATGATAATATAACAGAATATGAATATGTAGATGTAAAATTTGATACTTATCGCTGGATAAGAAAAAATCCAAAGGCAAGAGCTGAAAAAATTAAGTCTGGATACAAATTATGTAGATTTGCACAGCCATTAACTATTGATGGAAACGAAGAAAAAGCAATTATGCCTGCTATTTTACAGGAGCTATTGAAAGCCAGAAAAGACACTAGAAAACAGATACCAAATACTCCGGATGAATTTATGAAGAACGTTTTAGATAAAAGACAGCTCGCTTACAAAGTAACTGCTAATTCACTTTATGGTCAGCTTGGAGCTAAAACCAGCACGTTCTATGAACCGGATATTGCAGCGTCTACAACTGCAACTGGACGATTGCTTTTAACATTTGCCAAAAGAGTTACAGAGGAATGCTATGCGAATACAGATATTAACACCAAATATGGGATTGTAAATACTAAAGCAGAGTATGTGTACGGCGACACTGATTCGGTATTCTTCAAATTTAACCTCACAGATAAAGAAACTGGTGAAAAAATTCTAGGTGATAAAGCGTTAGAATTATCGATTGAAATAGCACAAGAGGCGTGTCATCAAGTGTCAAAAGTGTTAAAACAACCACACGATTTTGAATATGAGAAGACATTTATGCCGTTTTGTTTGTTGTCAAAGAAGCGATATGTATCCATTAAGTATGAATTCGATTGCACAAAGGGAAAAAGAAACGAAATGGG